CTAAAAATCATTAGGGGAGGACTTTAAAAATGACTGAGCCTGTACTATTTGTAATACCTTTAGCGAATGTGCCCCAGACGTTTGATATTGCCCTAGGAGGAAAAGCCTTAACAATTACCAGTCGCTGGAATGATTTCTGCGGTTGGGTGCTGGACATTTTCGACGAGGTGGACACAGTGCCGCTTGTGTGTGCGTTGCCTTTAGTTACAGGAACTAATATTTTAAAGCAGTTTGATTTTTTACGGATACCAGGGCAGCTCTGGATTATCACAGACGGCGACGCCTACGCAGTGCCTACGCAGCAAAATCTAGGCATAGCGTCATTTTTATACTACGTGCAGGAGTCCGCCGCGTGACGTCTCAACTGCAATATTTGCGAAAATGTAATTTAATTTTATCCAACGCATCCAACAACGGGCTGGACCTGTCCAACCTCAGAATAACATTTACAATAAAAAAGACTGACGGACAAACACCAAACACCGCATCACTTCGCATCTATGGCCTCGCAGAAGATACAGAAAACCAAATAGTTAACGAATTTACCCGCGTTGATTTACAGGCTGGGTATGAATCCAACTATGGGATTATTTTCTCTGGAACTTCAAAATGGATACGCAAAGGACGAGAAAATAACGTAAGCCGTTACTTGGAAATCCAAGCATCCGATGGAGACAGGGCGTACAATTTCGCAGTGGTAAATAGTACCCTCTCTAAAGGAGCCACACAGAGAGATCAAATCAACCAAGTAGGGCGTTCCATGCAGGAAAAAGGCGTAACTATGGGATACATAGCCCCTGATGATACGCAAGCATTACCACGCGGGAAGGTTCTGTACGGTTCAGGCCGTGAGTACATGCGCCAGAGTGCGACAACTACCGGCGCCTCTTGGTCCATCCAGGACGGGAAAATGCAAGTTGTGCCTCTGTCTAGCGTACTTCCCAATTCAGCAGTAGTGCTAAATGCAGGCTCTGGACTGATAGGCACGCCAGAGCAAAGCAACGAGGGAATCAGTTTCACCTGTCTACTTAACCCTACGCTGCAAATAGCCGGGCAGGTACAGATTGACAAAGAGTCCATTTCGGCAGCTGGGCAAGGAAGCGAAGAAGAAGCAGTGCCTGAAATTAGCACAACAGGATTTTATCGGATTATCTCTCTAGAGCTTATCGGAGATACGCGCGGGCAGGATTGGTACTGTAAAGGTGTTGGCTTGTCTATAGATTCCACCATGCCTAGGGCTAAATCAGTTAAGGACACCTGACATGAGCGATCGCAGAGAACTACTAGATGACCCCGAAGAGTCGCAGCGCATGGCTCAAGACGGTATGCAGGCCCGCATCTGGACAGCCATTCCCGGAATCATTGAATCCGTAGACTTAGAAGCTCAAACAGTCAGTGTGCAGCCAACCATTAAAGGTGTTATTAATCAAGAAAACGGCAGCACAAAAACAGTTAACATGCCGCTATTAGTTGATGTTCCTATTGTGTTTCCTAGGGCTGGTGGATTTTCCGTAACCTTTCCAGTAGCGCAAGGGGATGAATGCCTAGTAGTGTTTGCTAGCCGCTGCATTGATGCATGGTATCAGTCAGGAGGAATACAGGAAGCCCTAGAAGCGCGAATGCACGACTTAAGCGATGGGTTCGCTATACTAGGCCCAACATCGCAGCCAAAGCGCCTGGAAAATGTCCAAACAGACGGGCTAGAACTTCGCACAGAAGATCGCAGTACATACATTAAGTTAACCCCCGGCACAATCTACATACACGGGGATATTATCCACACTGGCGCAACAACTCAGACTGGCAACGTTAATATTAACGGCTCTACAACTCAAACTGGAGACGTTACCCATACTGGCAATACGAACCAAATCGGCACGTTAACAGCTACGACAGTTTCAGCTGGCAGCATGACGGCAGGAGGAATTAGTCTTGCTGACCACGTTCACGGAGGCGTACAGACAGGCACCAATACAACAGGGGGGCCACAATGAGATATAGAAAATTAGACAGCTACAGAGACATGACCTTTGGAGCAGGGCAGGCTGACTTCTGGCGGGACGTACCGGAGGCTCCGGCTCAGGCAGTAATGACGACTTTGAGCCTTTTGCGTGGCGAATGGTACGTTGACACTTCCGCAGGAGTTCCATATGAAGGCGGCGTTTTGGGCAAATACACACGCGAGACAACAGAGCCAGTCATTAGAGAAGCCATAGCTGGGACTGAAGGCGTTACATCGATAGATTCCTACGTGCAGATATACGACGGGGACACGCGGACATTAAAAATAACGGCTACTATATCAACAGCATATGGCCGATACGAATATAAAGGGGTGATGTAATGCCAATTCCACAATTAGCCTATGTTGACTCGACAGGCTACCATTATGCCGACTATCCCACCGTTCTGGCATACTATCAGGCGGAATATAGGACGATTTACGGCTCCGACATTTACCTAGGCGCAGATTCACAAGATGGGCAGTGGATAGCCATACAAGCACAGGCTAGCTATGACCTCATGGCGTTGGGCGCTGCGGTGTATAATTCTTTCTCACCGGCTACGTCACAATCAGATGCTCTTAGTCGTGGTGTAAAGATAAACGGGATATCTCGGCGAGTAGCCACTAACTCAACCGCAGATTTGGCTATTGTGGGACAAGCGGGAACGGTAATTACACGAGGAATTGCTGAAGATATAACGGGCATTAAATGGAATTTGCCGGATATTGTAACTATCCCTAACACTGGCATTATCACAGTTACGGCTACTTGTCAAGTTATAGGCTTTATTAATGCGGGATCTAACACAATTAATAGCATATACACGCCTACTCGTGGCTGGCAAACTGTAACTAACCCTAACCCTGCCACTGCTGGCGCTCCTGTAGAAACAGATGCGGAACTTAGAGCACGACAAACTGTATCTACTGCCCTTCCGTCGTTATCTGTACTAGACGGCACACTAGGGGCTGTGGCTTCTTGTGTGGGAGTTACCAAGTACGCAGCCTATGAAAACGATACATCCTCTGTAGATTCTGACGGATTGCCTCCGCATTCAATCTCATTGGTAGTAGAAGGCGGAGAAGTAAGGGATATTGCCTACGCGATAGCAAAAAAGAAGACGCCGGGAACCAATACCTACGGAACCACCAGCTTCACCACTTATGATTTTTACGGCTTGCCAAATACAATAAACTTTTTCCGCCCTACGGAAGCGTCAATATTTGCTAATGTAATAATCAGTCCACTATTTGGTTTTACTACTGGATATGTAGACGATATCAAGCAATCACTAGTAGATTATTTTAACAGCCTAAAGATTGGCCAAGATGTCGATTTCTCCCGTACTTTTACCCCAGCAACACTATTCGGCACACCTGCCGGGGCGACTTTTACGGTGATATACATGGCAATTGCAAAATTTCCGGATACGTTGTCATCAGAAAATGTTACAATCTTGTTTAACGAGTTACCCAGAAGTACATTAAGCAATATCAATGTAACGGTGTCTTGATGCCAATTTTACCATATACAGTACCGGAGTATGTCGGGTTAATCACTAGTGAGCATGCACAGCGTCCGCGCTTTGTAGATACTGTCTCGCTTTCTGTAAGCATCCAATCGCAACTTCAGGATGTGCTGGCGAGTATGCCTGTAGATTATGACGTGGACACTGCGATTGGCTTGCAACTGGACGCAGTGGGTTTGTGGGTTGGTATCAGTCGTTATCTACGCCTTCCGCTTGAGGGTGTATATTTTACATGGGACAGCTTAAATCTTGAGGAGGGCTGGAACGCTGGCAACTGGATCGCACCCTATGACCCTGTAAGCGGATTAACTGTTTTGTCTGATGCAGATTATAGATTTCTAATCCGTGGTAAAATTGCCAGCAATTCATGGGACGGTAGCATCCCCGGCGCTTATGCCGCATGGGCGGAAGTATTCCCGGGGGCACAGATTGTCATACAAGACAATCAAGATATGAGCATGGAAGTAGGCATTGCCAATGCTACACTGTCATCAGTACAGATAGCATTAATTAGGGGTGGTTATATCAATTTGAAGCCTGAAGGTGTACGTATTACGTACTACGCCATACCTCCGGGCGGCGGGTCGCTTTTTGCGTGGGATTGTGACACGGCAGCATTGAAAGGCTGGAATATTGGCGAATGGGTCGTTGAGGCTCCGCCCACGCTTTCATTATGAGGGTTTAACTTTGGCAATAAATAATTTACTTCCTTTTGCGGGAGGAGTTGGGGCAAACGTAGAAGATCAAGCTGCATATTCTGCTGATATAGAGCGAGTAGCTGGTAATCAGCCGGGAATTGCTAGAAGTGCTTTAGTCAACAAGGCTTTGTTGCAGAGTACCAAAGTATCTACGGCTGTGGGGTCTTTCATGGCTGCATTCCAGCCATCGGACGTAAGCGATAGCACAACTGATGCGGACTTTTTAGCGCAACTAAAACAGGCCGTAATAACGGGTTCTGTTCCTGTCGCGGTAGCTTCTGGTACGCCTGACGCTATCAGCGCGGTATATCCGGTTCCGCCAGCTGCTTTGGTACAAGGTGTGCCTTTTTACGTTCTTGCCGCTGCTGCTAACACTACCACTACCCCTACCTTTACGCCTAACGTCGGCGTGATACCTGCAAAGCTAATTGTTAAGGGTGCCAACATACCATTAGCCCCCGGTGATATATCCGGCGCTGGGATGTGGCTATGTTTGCAGTATAACGAGGCTTCTGATGTCTGGGTTCTTGCTAATCCAGCGTCTAGTATAACTTCCTCTGGAATAGTAACATTTCCCAGTAGTGGTTCTTTTACAGTGCCGCGTGGAGTGTCTAGAATTTATGTTTCGGGATGTGCTGGTGGTGGTGGTGGTGGTGGGTCTTTTCAGGGAGCGGTTGTTGCGTTTTCCTGCTGTAGCGGAGGCGGCGGCGGCGGTTCTGGATATTGCACTACAAACCAAGCAATTACAGTAATCCCCGGCGAAACTTTAACTGTTACTATAGGAGCCTTTGGGGTTCCCGGAGCCATTAACGGAACGGGCAGCTCAGGCGGCGCTACTGTTATTACTAGTCCTACGTCTGGAATATTATTAAATCTGGCAGGTGGAGCTGGTGGCAGCCCTGGCATGTATACAGGAGGCGCAGTTACGGGAGGAAGCGGAGGTGAAGGATGGCAACGCGGGCAATCCGCTGAAAATCAAATTTTCCAGCCTACCAACCCAAACATTTACGGAAAAGGCGGCGGCGGTATGTCTGGCTGGGGTGGTGGTGGGTTATATGGCGTCGGGGGCTGGGGACGGACGTCAGTAGACTCAGTCCCAGCTTTGCAAGGCTGGCAAGCGTCTGGATTTGGTGCGGGAGGTGGCGGTGCATCGGGGGCTTTTGTTATTGGTGAGACGTATTATACAGGGGCTGTTGGTGGCGCTGGCACTTCTGGAGTATTATTTCTATCATTTTGATTAAAAGGTTTAACATGAAATACGCATATTTTGACACTTCCAATGGAATGGTCATATCCTGGTTAGATACTGACCTATACAACCATGTATTGCCAGACGAAAAAAATTTGTACGTTTGTTCTGACGAGGAATGGGACAATAAAGACGCGCACCATTGGAAAGTCCAGGATGGCAAACTGGTTGAGTACACCACCCCAGAAGCTCCGAAAATAGACGAATCAAAATTTCTAGCTGCTTCTGTTCGTGCTCAACGGGACATGTTGTTAGATCGAGTTTACGACCGAGGCGTTTCTATGGTAAAGCGCGCACTGCGTATAGAGACTGAAGAAAAAACGATAGCATCTTTAAATGAAAAGCTCGCCGAGCTGGACAAGTACGCCAATGATTTGCAAAACATCCCAGAACAAAAGGGCTTCCCGCAAGATGTCAATTGGCCTACTCAGCCAGAGTCTGAACTTTAAAATATAGGTAAAAAAATGGCAACGAATCGAGAGCTAATAAAGGCATATTTAGAAAAAGCAGAAGCAAATGACAAGATTGAAATTTTTGGCAGGACTTACGGGACTCGTTATGACACTGTCCCGCCTCATCCCCCTTCACGAAGACCACACAGACGCGACAAACCAGACGATATTAAACCTGCCGACGTTAAGCAATAATGCGTGGATGTATTATGACCTATGCTTGACGCTCAGCCTTGTCTTAGTATTAATAATGCTTGCTGATCAAATAGCATACAAGCAACTTAAAATTAAGTGTCTATTTGCTTATTTTTCGATAGCGTCAATAATAGATTTTGTAACGCTTGCTTTGTCCCATATTTTCTATTCGGACATTCTGGCGTGGTCGTATGTTGTGCAGATTATCGCAGTTTTCCCTGTTGTTTTTTTTTATGCTTTTCGCAGATATTCCGAACCCAGCGATCCGTTGGAAACTGATTATTTGTTCTGCTTGAGGAAAAAACCGGCGGGAGTCCAGGATTTTGCTATCAGTATGTTGGGATCTTTTGGGTCTGGTGGTGCGTATTCTTTGCTTGCAAATGACAAAGTGTACGCTTTCAGGAACGGAAGGGTTATGAGGTATGACATTACACACTTACGCCAAGATGACTACCATATTACACGTGGTGCTAGACTTACCCCGGCCATCCTTGATGAGCTAGAGAATACCTTAGGGACAAAGTGGACACTACGTAGTAATTGTGTAACCCTTCTAGGCTCAATTTGGCGGCGCAATCGTTATGTTACCTGAATTTTTCCAAAGCGAACTAATAGCTTTAGCTATTTCTGGCAGTCTAGTTGCGTTGTCTTTTTGGCCTGCTGCTTCAAAAGTGCAGGCAGCCGGTCGGGTATTCGTCGGCACTAGTCTATCCTGTGTAACAACTCCTTTTTGTATAGAAATCTTAGCCTGGAAGTTGCCAGACACGCCGGGGGCTGTGGTTACTACATTTAAAATGGTGTTATTTTTTTGGGTTGGACTTTTGGGGGTGCAAATAGTCCCGGGACTTATTGCGTTGCTTAAGCAGAAAATCGAAGAGAGAACCAAATAATGTTATTTTTAACTCAGCTATTAACCGTTCTTAGCTCATTCTACCTAATGGTTGTAAGTATTTGTGTATGTAGGCGAATGGATAAGCACACCTCACACATTGTGAGGGTTTTTGTGATCGCACTAGGTGCTCTGGGGTCGTCGTGCATTGTACAAGTTTTGCGTAACTATCCATTTACTAGGTTTGATGTTGTGCTTTTTTCGTTGTCGTTAGTATTCGCGCTAATTGTTGGCATAGCACCACGCATTAAAACAGAGTCTAGAAATGACGCGATTAAAAACACTAAAACACTGTAAAGCACTTGTTGTGTGTATAGTGTTTCCATTGTTGATGGGATGCTCTGGCGCTAATGCTTTAAAGGCGGCGAATATGGCCGTGTCGATATTTGCTAAAATAGACACAGCCAATAGTTCAAATGTAAGTGATTACGCAGTGCTAACTAAAGCCATATTAAACTTAATTCAA